GGCTTGGCTACCTTCGGGGACTTGGGACAAGCAAGCGACAGGGGTCCAGCTAGATCCAGACCAAGAATATGTCCTCGGTTTCGATGGTTCATTCTCAGGAGATGCCACTGTAATTGTCGGATGTACGGTTCCGAAAGAAGAAGAAAAGCCAACGGTGTTCATGGTCAAGGCTTGGGAAAAGGATGAGCAAATCCATGACAGAGATTGGCGTGTCAATATCGCAGAAGTAGAACAAACAATAATTGACTTCTGTGCAGCTAATCCAAAGGTGAGAGAAATAGCTTGCGACCCCTATCGCTGGCAAAGGTCAATGGAGGCGTTACAGGATAGAGGTTTGCCGATTGTCGAATGGCCATCAACCTCAGCTAGGCGAATGATTCCAGCATGCGCAAAAATCTATGATGCGGTTGTTGATGGTGAGATGTTCCATGACGGAGACCCCACGCTTGCCCGTCATATTGACAACGCAGTGGTCAAGACTGATAACCTTGGTTCAAGAATAGTAAAAGACAAGAGAAGCTCACAGAGGCGTATTGACGCAGCGGTTGCAGCGGTTCTAGCATTTGACCGTGCAACGGGTAGAATAGAAGAGGAAGTAATTCCCCAAGTATTTATTTGAGGCGGATATGGGAACAATTTTACAGGTTGCAGGCGCAGCCACAATCACCATCAGCTTAGGACTTATCTGGTTACCGCTAGGAGTATTCACGGGCGGATTCATGATGATCTTGTTCGGTATAGCGATGGGAAGAAATAATGCTTGACCGCTTATTCGAGAAGCGAGCTTTGAGCTTTCAAAGTGTATTCGCCAGCGGTGACAGTTTTCAGCTTGGTTCTAACAGCGGAACTATTGTCAATCAAGACACAGCGTTTCAGGTCAACGCAATCTATTCAGCTATCTCACTAATCTCTCAAACGATTTCAAGCTTGCCCGTAGATACATACATTCGCAGAGATGGATCAAGACGACCATTTCGCCCCAGTCCCGAGTGGGTTCAACGCCCTGATGTAGATACAACCAAAGAAGCTTTCTATGGGTCTGTTATCGTTTCGTTACTTTTAGACGGAAACGCTTTCATCAGAGTATTCACTAACGGTCAGGGTGAGATTGTGAACATGAATGTTCTAAACCCGACAACTGTAAAGATAAAGCGAAACGGAATTGGTCGAGTTATGTTTGAGGTTCAGGGAGAAGACTCACCTCTCTCAACCGAGCAGATTGTTCACATTCCAGATGTTGTCAAGCCCGGTTCTATCCGTGGAGTTTCACGCATTGAGGCACTCAAAGAAAACTTCGGTTTAGCAATTGCCCTGCAAAACTATTCAAGCAAGTTCTTCGGTCAGGGAACTAACACCTCAGGAGTTCTTGAGTATCCTGGCAACCTAACCGCCGAACAAGCAGCACAACTTCAAGAAGCGTTCGACTCAAGGCACAGAGGCTGGAAGCACTCACATAAGACAGCAGTTCTTTCAGGCGGTGCAACTTACAAACCGACCTCAATCAACCCCCAAGACTCTCAGCTATTAGAAGCAAGAGATCACGCAGTTGCAGACATAGCCAGAGCGTTCTCAATCCCTCCACACCTGCTAGGACTGAATCAGGGAATGAGTTATGCCAGTGTTGAGCAAAACAACTTGGCTTGGGTAACTCATGGACTTCGTCCGATAGTGTCAAAGCTAGAGTCAGGATTCTCTCCACTACTCAACCGACTAAGGGGAGGGGAAAGAGCTTTCCTAAGATGGAATCTCTCAGGACTACTTAGGGCAGATTACAGCACCAGAATTCAGGGTTATAGCACTGGAATTCAGGCAGGGTTCTATTCAATCAATGATGTTCGCAGACTTGAGGACTTAGCACCAGTTGATGATGCAAGCGCCGAGACAGTAAGGGTTCCGCTTCAGAATGTCAATGTTGAAAACGCAACCATTAGCTCACAGTCTCAGAAGGTCAAGATGGCAACTGCTTTGGTAACGGTCGGCTATGACCCTGCAGCCGTTCTAGCAGCCCTAGACCTGCCAGAGATTGACCACACAGGTCTACCAAGCGTCCAGTTGCAGGGAGTCCAAAACATAGACCCCGAAAACCCTGAGAGCGTTTACATGGAGGGCGAATGACAATCCATAACGAGCAGATAACACTATTCTAAGGATGACCCAAGACTGATGCCATACTTCATTACCGACAGACATCCAGACTGTGACTCATGGGCGCTAGTCAAAGAAGACGGCGAACTAATCTTCTGCCACCCAGACCAAGAAGCAGCGACTAATCACATGATTGCTATCTCCCTAGCCGAGGACTTGGAACCAGGTGGAGAGTATGAAGGCGAATCTTTTAGATCCTTGGAGCTTAGAGAACTGCCAGACAACTACCGACCAGCAAACTCGGATGATGTCCCCGAAGGTCGAGCCTGTGGCAACTGCATGTTTTACCGACAAGAAAAGCAGAATGAAGAAGGTCTCTCATATTGTGAGCGCTGGGAAGATTATGTTCGAGGCGATTACTACTGCAACGCTTGGGAAGAAAACACCGACTATCGCCAAGTTGACTTGACCCCTCCTGCCTACATGAGGGCAGCCGCTAGGCGTGGAGTTGAACTTTACGAACAAGGCTTGGCAGGGGATGGTGTAACAGACGCAACAGTCAGAGAAGCCCGAGCCATGGCGCAGGGAAATGTCACAGCCGAGAAGTGGAGCAGAATCGCCCCATGGATTGCTAGGCATATTGTTGACCTAGAAGCCGAACAGAATCAACTCGGGGGCGAAGGCTTCCCGGGAGCTGGAGCAGTGGCTTTCTATCTTTGGGGAGCAACACCAACCCCAAGAGGCGCAGCAAGAGTTCAGGATTATGCCGAGGGTGTTGTTAGTAGAATAGAAGAAGAAGCAAGAGGAATTGCGACAGGAGAATCAATGAGCAAGCTTGAGACTAGAACATTCTCAACCGAATTTGAGATTAGAGAAGAAGCTGATGGAATGAGGTTCAGCGGATACGCAGCCCTATTCGATTCCCCTTCTGCCCCTCTACCCTTTACCGAGAGAATCGCACCCGGTGCTTTCAAGCGTTCACTCAAGTCTAGAAATAACATATTCATGTTTTACAACCATGACAGCGGTCAAGTCCTAGCCTCAACCCGTGCTGGAACTATGACACTAACCGAGGACAGCCGAGGTCTAAAAGTTGACGCTCAACTCGCTAACACTTCATCAGGTCGAGATGTTGCCGAACTTCTAAAGCGTGGAGATCTAGACGCTATGAGTTTCGGGTTCTCAGTTCCAACAGGTGGAGATTCTTGGAATGATAAAGGCACAGAGCGCACACTAAAGAGCGTCAGATTATTTGAGGTTTCAGTTGTTGCGATGCCCGCCTATCCAGAAATTAGCGGAATGGCAAGCGTTCGAGGATTGGACAAGATTGCACTTAGGGCGGATGTTGACGCTGACGCTTTAGCCGATGCCTTGGTAAAGCTAGAAACGGGTGAAGATATTTCAGAAGAAGATAAGACACTTCTCTCAACGGTGATTGATACTCTTAGCCCTAAGAGCGAAACGGAAGAAACCGAAGAAGAAGCCGACAATGGCAAAGCACTTCTAGAACTGAAGAAGAAGAAGCTTGCCCTACTAATGAAAGAAAACTTATGAATAAAAAAGACATAAAGAAAATACTTTTAGAAGTCGCTGGTTACCCTGTAAGCGGTGGCGTGAAAGAAATTGCAGACGCACAGGCTCAGGCTTTGGCGGATGCATTAGCAGAAACTAAAAAGGCAGAAACTGCCTCTAAAGAAACCCGAGTAATCGAGCCCACCGAGACTCGCTAAGGGTTTGCCCCTCTAGGATTCCCCTTCTCTAGAGGGGTTTTCTATGTCGTAAAGAAATGCAAACTTCAGCGGTATCTCAAAGAACTGATCTGGTTCTCTAGTCAATGAGGTGTTCTTTTCTATGACTACGCACATGTTCAAAGCTTCAGCCTTTACCGCATAGGCCTGAGTCAATGAATCATTCAGCACCATGAAAATAGTGTTGGGGTTTATAAACTTTTCTTTTCGCTTAGGTATGTGAAGCGACCTAAAGGGGAACTTGACATTCCAAGCTCTTTTGATTTCTACCTCAATGAATAACTCTTTTCCATCTTTATAAGCAATCAGGTCAACGCCAAACTTGTCCGGATTTTCATAGACAGTCCAACCATCAAACTCTAGCCACTCCATTACGGCGCTTTTAGCAGCGTAGTCGTGCCTTGAGTGCAGAGTCTTATCAAATGGCTTCACAACTCAATTCTAGGCGTTTGAGTGTATTTCATAGGTTAGACTTAATTCGTGGCGTGAGTAAGCTCCGCCCAGAGGTCTGAGTTAGCTCGCCGAAATAAAAAAATCAAATCTAATATTTAGGAGAACATAAGATGAGTGAATTCATCAGAATGCAAGAGGAAACTCGTGCAAACCTGTTCAGCCAAATCAAAGAGGTTATCGAGGGAGCAGAAGCCGAAGGTCGTGGACTAGACGCATCAGAAACCGAAAAGATTGACCGCATTGAGGCAGACATTCAGGCCGCCGAGCGTTCCATTGAAACCGCTAAGAAAAACGAGTCAAGAATGGTTGAGGCTTCAGTCGCAGCCAAGGGCTTCGTTCCAGCAGCAGAAACCAACACCGATGCGGATCTACTAAGGTCAATCTACAACGGTGAAGTTCGCACAGGAAACTTTGAGTTCCGCACCTTGGAGACTTCAGGCAGTGTCGTTCCTGAGGGTTTTGCGGATCAGGTATTCTTAGCGGCGAGGGCTGTTGGCCCGATTTTGGAGACCTCACAGGTATTCAACACCACAACCGGAGAGCCAATTGTTTACCCAGTAATGAGCGCTTACAGCGTTGCATCGAAGAAGGGTGAAGGCGTTGCACTTCCAGAGAGTGACCCAACATTCACCAACATCACACTAGAGGCCTACAAATATGGCGTTTTAGTTCCAGTAAGCAACGAGTTGCTAACCGATGCAGGATTCGACATTCAGTCAGTAATCGCTGAGCAGGCTGGTAACGCACTTGGTTACATTCTGAACTCCGCACACACCATCGGCGACGGAAGCAATGACCCTAACGGTATCGTTACCGCTTCAGATGAGGGTGTAGAGGGAGATGAGTCAGATGGATTCGCAACCTATGACGAAATCGTTGACTTGGTTTACAGCGTTGACCCTGCTTACCGTCAGCGCCAGACCGCTGGCTTCATGGTCTCAAGTGGTGCAGCCGCTGGACTTCGTAAGCTAAAAGATGGAGACGACCGTTTCCTCTATGAGCTTCGTGTTGGTGAGCCAGATCAGTTCATGGGCTTCCGTGTTAACGAGAATGTTCACATGGCAGACCCTGACGAGGATGAAATCAGCATCTTGTTCGGTGACCTAGCTAACTACAAGGTTCGCCTTGCAGGTGGTGGCATTCAGGTAGCTCAGAGTGCTGACTACGCTTTCAACACCGATGTAACCACCTTCAGGGTGATTGCTCGTGCAGATGGTGACTTGGCTAACGCAGATGCAGTCAAGCACTTCATTGGTAAAAAAACAGCCTAACTAAATAAAAATTGAGACCCGTCACTTGGAGGTTGGTGACGGGTCTCTTCTTTTAATTTACAAAACTAAACTAGAATGGAAACATGGCAATTAATAACGGTTACATTGAGCTAAACCTTTTGAAAAGTTCGCTTCAGATTGAAGACAATTCGCTAGACGACTTTTTAGAGTTAGCGATTGAGGGAGCGTCTCGACAGATTGACGCAGCCTGTGAAAGAGTTTTCTATCAATCAGACGCAGAGACAAGAGTCTTTACACCTCGGGATTCTTATGTTGTCGAGGTTGATGACCTAAGAAGCGTGACCTCAATCAAGAGTTCAAGTGACGCTGACGGAAGTTTTGACATAACTTGGGCAGCTAAGGATTATCAGCTAGAACCCCTCAACGGTCGAGCAGGTGGGATTGACTTCCCGGCAACTCAAATCAGGGCAGTTGACGAATACCTCTGGCCTATTGACGGACTAGAAGCCACCGTGCAAATCGAAGGCGATTGGGGATGGGATTCAGTTCCGACACAAATCAAACAGGCTTGTCTAATCCTTTCGGCTAGGTTGTTCGAGCGTAGAAACTCACCGCTAGGAATCGCAGGCTTCTCAGATGTCGGAGCAGTTAGGGTTTCACGCTTTGACGCTGACATTGAAAACCTAATCATGCCGTTCAAGAAAGTGAGAATGGCTTGAACATAACCGCAATTAGAGAAGGCCTTGAAACCAACTTAGAAACTATTGCAGGGTTCAGGGCTTACTCAGAGATACCAGAGAACCCTCAGACACCTTGCGCAGTCGTTACTCTAAACAACATTGACTATGACCTAGCTTTTCAAAAAGGACTAACTGAGTTCTCATTCACTATCACCGTAATAGTTAGCAGGTTCTCAGTTGTTCAAGCTCAACAGAATCTAAACGACTACGCCAACAACACCGGGAGCAAATCAATCAAGACAGCAATTGAATCAGATCGCACACTATCGGGCAGCGCTGTTGATGTTCGCCTAGTGTCAATGAACTCAATTTCTGCATTAGACTTAAATGACGGAAACAACTATCTCGGGATGGAATTTTCCGTCACCGTTTACGCATAAATATAAGGAGAAAACAAGATGGCAAAGTTCATCACAACCGATTACAAAATCACAATTGACGGAGACGACTTCTCAGAGTCAATCGCTTCAGTCACTCTTGACATCACAGTCGAAGAGCAAGAAACCACAGCATTCGGAGATGAGTCAAGAACCCGAATCGGTGGTCTAAAAGACGGAAGCGTTTCACTAGACTTCCACCAAGACTTCGGAGCTGCCAGTGTTGACGCAACTCTCTGGCCACTACTAGGCGATACAGTGGAAATCACTATCGCCCCAACAAGTGACGCAGAGTCCGCAACTAACCCAACCTATACCTTTGATGCCCTAGTAACTCAATACCAGCCATTTGCAAACGCAGTTGGCGAACTAGCTACTCTTTCGGTAAGCTGGCCTGTTACTGGCGATATAGTCAGAGAAGACGGAAGCTAAGGATAACTAAATGCAAATCAACCTTCAAACCAAATTCAATGACGGAACCGAGAAAGTCATTAGCGCAGGCGCAGCCGACCTAGTGGCTTTCGAAAGGGAGTTCGACCTCAGTGTTGCCAAGCTCCAGACGGAAGTGAAACTAACTCACTTGCTCTATATTGCTTGGCACTCTGAGAGTCGTAACAAGTCAACAACGCTAAAGTTCGATGATTGGACTAGCACAATCGTTTCTATACAAGCGAGTGACTCAAAAAAATAACTCCGCTGGGTGAGGAATCCTTTCATTGGAAACTCGCTCATATGGCTTACGAGTACCACATCGCTCCAAGCGTATTACTCCAAGAGTCCCCGAGGATGCTTTGGACTATGGAGAGATACCTTTATTGGAGAGTAATGCAACAAGCAAACTCTCAGCGTAAGCGGTGAAGCCCCTGTCAAAAAAGGCAGGGGTTTTCTCTTTAGTAGAATAAAAGGGTTAGGAGTTCTCTTGATTACATTAGGCAAACAAACCAAAGTCACGGGTTTAGATCGTGCCGTTCGAGAGCTCGCTAAAGTTGACAAGCAAATAATCAATCAGCTTCGCAGAGATATGCGACAAGATTCAACCCCTATCTTGAAGGAGATTGTTGGCGAGGTTGATGTTCCCGCACCGATTAGCGGAATGAGGGGGACAAGTCGAACCTCTTGGAGTGGAGTCAAGGGAGGCTTTAGCTTCCGCCCTAACGCCCGTTCTAAGGCTGGCGGGTATGTTCCTATCATCTCGATGAATCTACGCTCTAAGGGCAAGACAGCGGGGTTTGAGATTGCTGAAATGGCTGGCAGTAAGAACCTATCCTTTTCGGTTGACAAGGCCAAGGGTAGGCAATTCGTTGGAATTCTAAAACAGCGATCAGGTAGCAACTTCAAGGCTGGTCGTTTTGGTTATGCAGAGTTTCTAAAGAGACGACCAAAGATCCAAGACATAGTAATAAAAATTATTGACGACTTTTCTAAAGACTTTAACAAGAGAATCAGGATTCGCTAATGGCTATCAATCTCCCGATTGTAACTAAGTTCGATGCTAAGGGAATCAAGAGCGCAGAAGATTCTCTAAAGAAGTTTGGTCGAGCCGCAGGCACAGCGGCAGCCGCAGCAACCGCAGCCGTTGCAGGTATTGCGACAGCAAGCGTCAGAGAGTTCGGTAAGTTCGATTCTGCTCTCAATAAGTCAATCTCGATTATGGGCGATGTTTCTGACACGCTCCAAGACGACATGGCTAAGACCGCTCGGGAAGTCGCTAAGTCAACAACCTTCTCGGCCGAAGAAGCAGCCGAAGCATATTTCTTCTTAGCTAGTGCCGGTCTAGATGCAGAGCAACAAATTGCCGCCATGCCTCAGGTTGCCAAGTTTGCTCAAGCAGGTATGTTCGACATGGCCAGAGCTACCGACTTGGCGACAGACGCTCAATCGGCTCTTGGTTTAGCGTCAGACGATACAGAAGAAAACCTTGAGAACCTAACCCGGGTTACCGATGTATTCGTAAAGGCCAACACACTAGCCAACACCTCGGTTGAGCAACTAGCTTCGGCCATGACAACCAAAGCAGGTAACGCACTAAAGACGGTTGGCAAAGATATCGAAGAAGGTTCGGCAGCCCTAGCGGTATTTGCTGATCAGGGTATCAAGGGCGAGCGAGCTGGAACACTTCTAACTAATACGCTTTTTGGTCTGACCGAGAACGCTCAAAAGAACGCAGGTGCTTTCGAGTCACTAGGTATTGAAGTCTTTGACGCTGATGGTGCTATGCGCAACATGGCAGATATTGCCGATGATGTTACTAACGCTTTTGACGGAATGAGCGAAGAACAGAAACTCGCAGAGATTTCAGCACTTGGATTCACCAAGCAAACCCGTGAAGGTGTTCTAGCTCTTGCAGGTAATGGCGAAGCTCTAAGAGAATATGAATCAGCCCTAAACAGCGCAGGCGGTACAGCCGAAGAGGTTGCAAACAATCAGCTTCAAACCATGGAAGCTCAATTCCAGCTTCTCCAGTCTGAGATTGCTGATGTCGGGATTGAGATAGGTAGTGAACTTGCCCCGGTCTTGCTGGAACTCTTTGAGCAACTCAAGCCAATCATTGATGAAGCAGCCCCGGCGTTTATTGAATTCTTTACAAACCTAGCTCCGGTTATCGCTAACGCAGTGACCTTCTTCGTTGAGCAGTTTATTCCGGCGATGCAGAATGTCTTCAAGGCAATCTCTGACAATAGGGAAATCATTGGCTTCTTTATTGTGACCCTTGGAACTTTGCTGATTTCAACTCAAGCAATCATTACAGCGGTCAAGACATTCACAGCGGTTCAAGCAATACTTCACGCAGTTCTAGCGGCTAACCCTATTGGAATAATCATCACTGCTTTAGCAGTATTTGCGGCAGGGGTTATCTACCTAGCAACGCAGACAACATTCTTCCAAGACGCTTGGACTACGATGACCGAGATAGCTTCGGAAGCGTTCAGGATATTCGGCGAAATATTTACTGCAATAGGTGAAGGTCTAGTCAGTTTCTTCACTGACCGATGCCATTGGTCGAGCAATAGAAACCGCAGCCGGGTTCATCAAGGGAATTTGGGATGGACTTGTTGAGGGTGTAAATACAGGCATTGAAAACATTGGTCAGTTCTTTGAAGATATTTGGAACGGTGTTACCGAGTTCTTTAGGGGAGTCGTCAACGGTTATATAAGCATCTTTGAGAGCTTCTTCAACTTTGTTATTGGTGGAGCTAACAACCTAATCAGAGCGCTAAACAGAATTCGCATCAATATCCCATCAACCCCGTTCACTAGTGGCTTCTCTATCGGGGTGAATCTGCCAGAGCTTAGCAAGCTATCTATTCCAAGACTCGCAGACGGTGGAATTGTGATGCCGACTCCCGGCGGAATATTTGCCAACATTGGAGAAGGTGGACAACCGGAAGCCGTTATCCCGCTAGACCGAATGGGGTCAATGGGCAAAACCACTAACAACATAAACATAACCGTAAACGCTGGAACTGGAACTGATCCCGTTTCGGTAGGTCGGGCAGTGGTTGATGCAATCAAGCGCTATGAATCGGTGAACGGGAAGGTGTTCCAAACAGCATGACAGTAAAAGTTGAACTGGGATTCACAGAGGATGGACAGGGCGCTCCATTCCTGTCTCTTGATGATCCA